TTAATAGTTTTACAAATGAAAAAACCCTAATATTTCTGGACCCTCCATATTACTTAGAAAAACAATCTAAATTATATGGCAATAATGGTGATATGCACGAAAATTTTAATCATAATTTATTATATGATTTAATAAAAACAAAAAAAAATTGGCTAATTACATATAATAATTGTGATTATATAAAAAATTTATACAAAGATTATTTAATTATAGATATAAATTGGAGTTATGGGATGAATAAATCAAAGGCTTCATCAGAAATTATTATATTATCAAAATTAATGGGTAATTTTGAAATATTATCTAAACTATAATTGTTTTTTATTAAATTTTTATATTTTTTTAGTTGCCAAAAAATTGTTACTGATAATTTACAAAATCCCTTTGTATTTTATTACTTATTCTTAATTGGTACTCACATATAAATTACATATAGTCCTTTATCAGAAATTTCACAGCCTTCAGCATTAATCAAATGTTTGAAATTACAGTTCTTATTTCTACAAATGAGACCAAATCTACATGGCGCTTTTCTAACTCCATCAGGATCTGTTTCATTATAATCCTTTCTGAAGCAAATACAATTAAAATTATAGATACTAATACGCTCAATTATAATAATGTAAAAATATAAAAAAGTGATTATTATATTTATACTTAAAATATATAATTGTTAATACACATTATGAATAAATATGATATAATATACCAAAAAACACAAAATATTAAACTTGTAAAAATGAGCTATAGAAATTTTATGATATATACATCAAATTGGATATATAATAGAAATATAAATGAAGAAAGAGTTAATAGTATATATGAAAATATTAAAAATAATATAGAAATAGGATGGATATTAGAAGGATATGAAGATAAAATAACTAATAATATAAAAATATTAAATGGACAACATAGAGGTGAAGCTATAAAAAAATATTTAAGAGAATTTGATGATTTTTTTGTATGTAATAAAGATATATTGATATGGATATATGAAATAGAAAATGAAGAAAAACAAGAAGATTATATAATTAATTTATTTAAATTATTAAATTCTAGTATACAAATAAATGAATATGAATTACCATGTAAAAGAAAAATAGAATTAATTAAAGATGTTAAACAAAATAATATTCTTAATAAAGGAATAAAAGATGATCCAAAAACAAATTCATCACATCAACCATATATACATATTAAAGAATTAAAAGTTATATTTGATATGATATTACGAGAAAACTATAATTTAAGTAATAGTGAAATTATTAATAATTTAGTAAAAATAAATAATATTATAGGATGTATATGTAATAAAAATTCTTTAGATAAATTATTTGGTAAAAAAATAATAACTGATAAAAGATTAAATATTATAAATAAATGTAATGATATTAAATTTTATTTAAATATAAAAGAAAGTAATTATAATAAAGAAATCTGGATTAATTATATTAACAATCCAGAATTATTATTATAATAATGAATTTTTTATTTTTATTAATATTATAGAAATATTTTCATTGATAAATATAAATGTAGATACTACAGGATTATTAATACCATATAGCATAGGTGCTTTAGGATATATTAAGAAACATTTACATATAGATAAATATCATTTAACAGGAATTTCAGGAGGATCATTTGCTTCAGTTATTTATTATTTAGAAAATGATTTAAGTAATCATAGTTATATATGGAATAAAATAGTTGGTAATGATAATTATATTGTAAAATTTAATAAAAATTTAGAAGAATTTCAACAAAATGTAAAAAATAATATATTAACAAATAATAATAATATAGATATTACAGATATACCTATATCTATAGTAGTTTCTAAAATTAAAAATTATAAAATTATAAATGAAAAAATAAATAAATATATTGATTTAGAAGATTTAATAAATTATTGTATATGTAGTTCATATATTCCATATATATGTGGAAATACATTTAGTAAAAAATATAAAAATAATAATTATATTGATGGAGGAATATTTAAAAATTTACATCATTTTGATTGTGTAGATAAATGTGAAAATACAATTTATATAAATAAAAATATGGCTAAACGTAAATTTAATTTATCTGATCAATTATATTTAACAAAAAATATATCAGAAAAATTATATAATTATGGATGGGAAGATTATAAAAAAATATTAAATAAAGAGCACTATAATTATTTCTAACGAATATTTTATATATTTTACTAAATTATAGTCATTTTTAGTTAATAATATCAATATTATATTATTTAAAATATATTTTTTAATATCATAATTAAGAATATGATATTGATCTTGATTTATACTTAAAAATATTATTTTGTAAAAATATAATCTAAATAGTAAATGTGAATATAATTGTAAATAATATTTACGATATATTGTAAAAATAATACTCGTATAATAAAAATAAAACATTAATAAAATATTATATATTGATATTAATGATGATTTATTATAAATTACATATAATAAAGTTAATACACATAATAAATTATCTAATTTATGATAAAAAGAATTTATTTTATAATCATACCAAAATAATGGCGATATAATAGAAATTGTAGATAATAATAAACATTGAAAATATAATTCTTTAACATAACTATAATAATTTAAATTTAATATCCAAAATGAAGATGTTCCTAATATTAATTTATTTAAATTAGGCATATTATCTTGAATTGTATAAAACATTTTTATAATTAAATAATTTCATTTTTTTAAATATAAAATAAAAAAATTAAACCATATTAATAACTTCATCTAACACTTTTATAAACTGATTATAAACCATTAATGAATCTTCATCATTATCACCATATACAGATTCATAATATATACATTCTAATTCTATTTGTAATTTTTCATATAATTCTGATGATATAATTGTCTTAATATGTTTATTAAGATGAATAAATGAATTATATATTGTTTTTAATAATTCATTATCAATTAATTTAATTTTATTTAATTCATTAATAAGTTCAACACGATCCATTTTCAGGCCTAAAATTAAAAATAATTAATTATATTCATTTTTAATTTAAAAAAAATAAAATTTATTACATTTATATATATATATATTTAAGTAAATATTTTTTATTTTAATCTATCTCTAACCCGCATTAATGCTAATCCTAGACGATTAGTTCCATTCCATTTATCAATTGGTGTATTAAGTGTATCTGTAATATTTAAACCATTACCCCATATTTTATCATAAGGAGAACATTCAACAATATATTTATCACCACTATCTAATAATAATTGTTTTAGATTTTGATTTTGAGAAAATTTACAATAATTAGCATCTTCTACAATATTATCAGCAATATTATTCCATTCATTTTCATCAAAATTTTTAACTAATCTACCTAATTTTTTATGGTCAGATGGTTCAGTACTATTCATAATTTTATTAGCAGTTTCATAATCTTTAAATACTAAAGCTTTTTTATGCATCATTCTTTGTTCACAACAATTATATTTAAATAATTGTTTTTCATCTTCATCATATAATTCAAAATGCGCAATATACCATTGTGATGGATAATTTGATTTAAAACATAGAATATTATAATCATCACTAATAAAGAATTTCTCATCAGTATTCATCATTTTAATAAAAATAAAATTTATAAAAAAAATCATTTTTTTTATTAAACTTTTGCTAATAAAATTTTAGAAGGATTCTTATTTGCCCAATAATATTTATTTACAAGCATTCTTGTAGGTTGAACTATAGAATTAATAAAAATTATTATTATAATTATTATCAATATTACACATAATATAATAATATAATTAAGATAAAATGGAAAATTACTAAATAATATCAATCCTAATAATAAAACAATTGTTAAAAGGCTAACTGATAAAATTATATTAAATAAATATACAATATGTCTTTTCATTGTATCTAACATATTAGCTAATGAAACTTTTCTAATTCTATTTGCCTCATTTTGATTTTTCTTTTCAATATATAAATTATATAAATAAGTATTACCATCTTTTGTAAATACACTATAATTTGTAGTATATATATTAGTTCTTAATGTATTCATTAAGTTAGTAACATTTTCATTATATCTATTTAAATAATATACTAATTTATTAACAAATGCTGTATGTGAATTTCTGCCCGTAGTATTAGTTGTTAAATTAAATGTATTATTAATACATGCACTTATAGACTCACTAGATGAAATATTTGGATTTGAAGCAGCTTGACTTTTACTATTTTCAATATTTGTAAAATTTTCATAAAAATTTATATATTTAAATTTATCATAATAAATAAAAGTAATAAATGATAATATAATAAAAGCAATTATATAATAATAATTTTTAAAATTAGGTGTTATACTATTAACAATTGTAATTAAAATAGTTAAAATAATTATAGCTATCAATAATATTATAATGAAACTAGCATATGATTTAACATTTTGAAAATTTTTAATATATTTATTATATTCTTTTATAGTATAATTTAATTCATTTTGAATTCTATCAAATTCTGTTTTTATTTCATTTAATACTTCTATTTTGTTAGCATATTTAGATTTATTATCAATATATGCTGAACTACCTGATGCTAAATATGTAGATTGAATAGTATTTAAATTATTTATTAAATTTGTTATTAGAGCAGTAATATTATCCACATTTTTTTTATAGTCATTATCAGTAGCAAATGTTATAAGAGTTCTAGATGAATCTATTGTATTCATTTTAGTTTTCATTGATGGCAATTTGGTTCCACCACCAGTATCATAATTATCACCTTCAATATTATGTAAATAATTAGAATTAATTTCATTTTGAATAGATATATTATAAACAATTATATGATAATATACTATATAATATAACAAATAACTCATTATATTTTCATGATTTTGAGATAATATTCCTTTAAGTATCTTTTTAAGCATATTATATCTGCTAGTAGTAGTATATGATGTTAAATTATCACCAGGTGTATCATTTATATTATTCTTATTAAATGCATCTGTATTAGTTGTACCTGCACTTAAATTAAATTCAGAGACACATGTATATGTACTTGGAAAAGTATAATTACTTATATTATCTAAAACGGGTTTTACATTATTATAAGTAATTATATTGGTATCAGTAATATCAGAACTCTGAGAATAAGTATAATAACCATCTTTACTATTAAAGTATGATTTTAAATTAGTTAATGAAAATTTAAATTTATAAGTATTAGCTACAGATGTATCTAATGTACCTATAATTTTACTATTAGTATTAACAGTTAAAGCAGCATCTTGGATTTGTATTATTAATTTATCAACACAATCTTTAAATTTAACAATGTCATTATTACTATTTTTTATAAAATAATATAATTCATAATATAAACTAGCATATAAATGTAAATGTAATAAACTATCTCTATAAAAATCTTCAATTTTATTACAAGGTATAAAAGCTCCTACTATTAAAGTAGGATCTAATTTAGCATTAAAATTTTTTCTATCTACAAAAGATAATTCTAAATAAGATTCATAGATATTAGTTATATTAACAGAAGATGCCATCTATTTTAATTATATTCTATTTATATTAATATAATTTAACTTTTCTTCTATATCACAAATTTTCATAGATAATTCTTTTATTGATTCAACAATTAAACCCATCATATTAGTATAAGCAATAGCTTTAGTATCATCTATATTTGTATAAACAATTTCAGGAATTATTTTTTCAACATCTTGAGCAATTAATCCAATAGATCTTTTTTGATTACTTATTAAATTATAATATACACCATTTAATTGTTTTATTTTATTAATAGGGTCTGTTATTAAACTTATATTAGTTTTTAAACGTATATCTGAACTTGTATATATCTCACCACTTGAATATATATTTCCATTTATTACTAAGTTTTTTCCTGTAATATTTGAACTAATAATTGAACCATTATTTATATTTAATAAATTTTGTAAATTATCCCATCTTAAATTACTATTAATAATTAACGTATTTGAATTATCAGATATCAATAATTCTCCTCCTTGTATTTCATTATTATTAAAACCAAGATTACTTATTATTAAATTAGAATCAATATTTGCTATAATTGATGATAATGAAGCATTATTAATAGTTAAATTAGATGTAATTTTAATATTATCAACTAATAATGTTGATGTTATATTATCCCATTTTATTTCATCATAAGTAATAAAAGAATTATTATTACTACCAATTAATATACTTCCTTCATTTATTATATCTAATCCAGTACCACCTTTTGATACAGATAAAATACCAGATAAATCTGTAGTATTAATTATACTAATATCTTTACCATTTAAATAAATATTAGAAGCTATTATATTAGAAGTATTTAAAGAACCATTATTTATTTCTAATAAATTATTTAAATTATTCCATTTTAAGTTATTATTAATATCTAAATTATTTGAAGTAGCAGTAAATATTAATTCTCCACCTTTTATTTTATTATTATTAATACCAATAGAATTTGGATTTTTTATAATATCATAAAAATTACATCCAGAAATTAATAAATTAGAACTTATAGATAAATTTGATGTAATTAAAATAGAATTTTGTGAATTCCATTTTAAATTATTAGTAGTATTTATTTGATTACTATTATTTCCTATTAATATTAATCCTTCTTCAATATAATTTCTACCAGTACCACCTTTTGATATTGGAACAATACCATTTAGATTACTAATAGTAATATTAGTTATATTTGATCCATCGCCATAAAAATAACTACTTTTATTATTTGAAGATAATAATGTAGCATTTTTTATATCTAATATTTTTTCATTATTACTCCAAATAATATTACTATTTATATTTATTGAATTACTATCAAATCCAAATAATAAATATCCATTTGGTATATTAGTGATACCTAAACCACCTTTATTTAAATTAATAGTATCATAAATACTATTAGGATGAATAAATAATTTAGATGTATTTGAAAAATTATCTAAAAAATTAATATTACTTAATGAAATATTACAAGTTATTAAATTAGAATTATCATTATCCCATTTTAAATTAGAATAACTATTAATATTACTATTTCCTCCTATTAATATACATCCATCATTAAAATTAGATGTACCTGTACCTCCTTTATAAATAGGAACAACAGATGTAAAATTATTAACATCAATATTACTTATATTAACACCTTTAACAAAAATATTAGATAATACATTTAAGGAACCATTTAAATATAAATTAGAACTTATATTAGACCAATATAAATTATTAGTGGTTTGAAATTTATTAGATGAATGATATAATATACAATTTTCTTTATAAGTATTTTGTCCAGTACCTCCATTACTTGTTGCTATTATTTCAGAATAATGTGAATTATATATAAATGGAACATTAATAATAGGAGGATTACTTGATATTACAAATGTGGCATTATTACTAAAAACTAATCTACTCAATCTATTTATCCATTGTAAATTACTAGACATAATTATAGGACTTTGTCCATTTCCTATCATAAATGAATTAGATGATAAATTACTTAAACTAGTACCACCAAAAGGTACTGTAAAATGATGACTTTTAGGAAAATAAATATCATCGGTATGAATATTATTAATATATATATTTTTAACTAATAAATTACATGTATCAACATTAGAAGAAATATTTAAAGAATTATTAGAATCATTCCAATAAAAATTATTATTATTATAATATCTATTATTACTAGTATATATTACACCTATTTGATTCGTACTTAATATATTTGCTTGAGATATATTAGTAAGATAAGAACCAGAACCATAATAATATGGAGCATAAATATTAGAATTAAAATAAGAATATAAATTAACATTTAAATTATCATTATCTAAGATTAGATTAGTTTTTTCTTGTAAAAAGGTAAAATAAGTATTTGTAATTTGAATAGTATCAATAATTGAATCAGATATTTTTCTTAAATAACTTAAAGCACAATTATAACCATTATAATCAATACTTATAGAATAATTATTAATATTAGACAATTGATCTAGATTAGGAATTAATAATTGTGATATCCATGAATTATCAATTTTATTTAATTTATAAATAAAAATAGATTTAGTATTACCTATATATAATATATTACCTGATTTTGATATTTTTCCTCTAAAATGACTATAATTAAAGTTGTCTTCTTTTCTAAAAAAAACAAAAGAAGGTGTTTTATCATAATATTTTATAACTATATTATTTATAATATTAGTTGTTTTATAAGTATCTAATATGAAATTAAAATCATAAACATAATTAAATCCATTATATGTTGTTATAAATATTTTTGAAGAATCTGCTGAAATAGATACAGAAGTAACATTGGCATTAGTATTACCTAAATTATTAAAATTAGGTGTAAATTTTAATAAAAATATTTCATTATTATTAACTATATAAAAATTAAAATAATTAAAATTATTTATTAATATACCAGAAGTAGTATTATAAATAAAATTTATTAAAATTATTGAACCATCATCAGAAATATCTAAAGATAAATTATTATAACTAAATGAATTATTGGCAAATTGATTTGTTGTATATGCTATACTAAATGAACTATGAAAATAATCATAAATAGAAAAATCTAATATAGTTGTAGTATTATTAAATAAATTTTTTATATATAATAAATCAGTATAATTATTTATAGTTGATACTAATATATATCCATTACCAGAACAAATAATATTTCTACCAATTTGATAATAATTATTATCAATATTATTATATGCTATTATTTTTTCAGAATTTTTTATAATGTTATTATCAAAAGAATATCTGTAAATACATCCTGTTATTTCATTTGTTAATAAATTTCTTTCTTTATAAGCTCCTATAAAAATAGATGAGCCTGTTTTAGAAATAGCAATACCTTCTCCAAATGCTGAATTAATATTTGAATTATCATTTATTTTATAAGTTATCCAATTATTATTAATTAATTTATAAATTTCTATATTATTATTGTTATTATTATTAAAATTTAGATCTAAATTATAAAAGGAATTAATAATAATATCACCATTTTGATTTATTAATGTAGGATTTATATAAGATGTAGAAGTTGAACTACTATTTACATTTAATGTAAATGAATTTAATATAATTTGATTAGATGTAAATATTGTACTACTTGTAACTAATGATCCATTAAAAATATGAATACTACCTTGAGGATTATTAGTATTTATACCAAATAAACCATCATAATATATATTTCTTTCTTTATTAATAACTAATGGTTTATAATCTTTTGTAATTAAATTTCCATTAATATATACATTATCATCAAATATAGCATCACCATTTAAATGTAATTTACTTTTTGGATTAGCTATACCAATACCAACATTACCAATTATATAAAATATATCATTATTATTTTTTATCCAAGTACTAGAATTTGAACTATTAGGTGATGATGATAAAAGAATACCATTATTATATATTGAACCATTAATTACATTTATATTACCAGATACTACTAATGAATAATTACTACTATATATATTTGAAGAACCTATACCAACAAAATTTTCAACGAATAAACTATTTCTAGGAGGTATATTATAAAAATTATCACCACCTATAATAATACTACCTCTAGATTTTATAGAAGTTCCATAAAAATTATTTGGAAGAATTAAAATTTTTGTATTATTATTATCACTTATTGTTATTAAATCATTATAATATGATAATAAAAATAATTCAGTATTATTACAACATAAATCAATAAAATTATAATATTTTTCAATTTTAAATATTATTGTTGAATTAAATAATTTATTAATTGTTCCAAAAATATAAGCATATCCATTATTATCAATTACAATTGAACTATTATTACTTGCTTTTATTTTATTTATATTTATATTTGATAATGATTCAATTAAATAAGCTGTAGTAGGTGAAGTACCTTCAATTATATATCCTTTTTTATATGTTAAAGTATTTATATTTATATATCCACATGAATAAACACCTAAATTTGTTAATATTAATGTATGACAATCTCCACAAGAAAAATCAATAATAATAGAAGGAGATATATTATTAAAAATGATTGGAGTAAATGTGGATCCATTAAAATGAAATAAAGAATTTGATTTAGTTAAAACAATATAAGTATTATCAAAATAAGTATCAATTTTAATAATATCATTTCTAGTAGTATTTATAGTAGAAATTAAGGTAGTTAAATTATAAGAAACGACTTGATTAAATTCATTAATATAATAAATAATTTTGTTTAAAGGTTGTGTAGGAATATTATTATTAATAGCAAAATCTAAAATATTAATATTAGAAATAGTAGTTTCATATGAATTTTCATTAATAATTAAAGAATTATTATAATAATAAGCATATGAATTAAATTTAGCTTTAAATATAGAATAATAAAAATTATTAGCAATTAAAGAATATATTTTTGAATTTAGATTATAAGAATATAATTTATTATTATTAGTAATAAAATATAAATTGATATTATTTGTATAACAACTAATAACAAAAAAAGGACTATCATTATATAAACGAATTTTGCCTTTAATATCAAAAACGGATTCATTATTAGGATTAGAAGTAAGTGAATCATAATTAATAAGATTAATATTTGAAGTTATTAAATTTGGAATTATAGTAGAATTACTAGAAATTGTTGTTATATAGTCATTATTAACAATATTTATAGAATTAGATGAAGTATTAATATCAAAATAAATATTAGAAGAAAATAATATTTTATTATTTTGAACATCAAAACAATTATTAATATCAATTATATTTGAAATAATTGATCCTACAGAAATATTACTTATAATAAAATCAACATTACTATTAACATTAATAAAATTATTGGAAGAATTTAAAGAATTTATGAATAAATCATTTTTGATAGAAATATTAGAATTAGTTCCAATAAAATTATCAGAAATATTAAGAGAGGATGTTTCAGTAGTACCATAAATTTTAAGTTTAATATTAGAATCTATTAAAGAATTATTTTGATTATTAATAATAATAGTTTCTTTTTCAGAATAAATATCAATTATTTTATTATTATTATTTTCAATAACAAATGAAGGAATATCTTTCATATTATCATTTTTTATTAAATGAAAATTATATTTGGGTATTGTTGTTCCTATACCTAATCTACCTTCTTCAATTATAGTATCACCATTTTTTATATGAAGTTTTGCTAAAGAATTTGTTACACCAATACCTATAGAATTACATGATAAAGTTAAATTATTAGTTATAGGAATATATGAAGAATTTATTTTATTATTATTATCTAAAATAACAACATTAGAAGGAAATTCTGAAGCATATAATTTTCCAGAAACAAAAATATCATTAGAAAAAAAAGTTTGTGTTGAATTAATTATAATATTATTATTTTGATTATTAAAAGATAGACCATAAACAGAATTATTAAAAGCTATTTCAGGAACAGATAATTTTTGATATGAAATATTACTATTTCCCGAAAAATCAAATAATTTAATATTATCTTTAGAAACAGTTAAATTATTATCGTAAATTGATAATTTATAATTATCATATATACTCATTTCCTATTTATAATATTATTTATTTTTAATTACTTTAAGTAATTCTAATAATTCAGATTTATTTTGTTTTAATCTATTCCATTCTTCAAAAATTTCAGATTGAATTTCTTTAGGTTTCTTTTTATTAGCTTTATCTAATTTATCATTTTCAGTTTTTAATTTATTACTATAATAATGATAAAAGTAATTATAATCTGTTAATTTTTTTTCTACAGGTTGAGAAATATTTTCATTAACATTTGTTAAAATAATTTGTTTAGATTCTTCTTTAATTTCATTATTATCATTAATTAAAGTTTCTTCATGAGTAATTTTTGGCATACCTGATTTTCTAAACCATACTTTTTTACCATTTTTATATTGAACAACCCAAATATCATTATCTACACCTATATGTTCATAATTAATATCAAATCCAACTGCCGATAAACCTAAACCTTTAGGTGATTGTTCTTTTTTATTATACATTTCAGTAGGAACATTAGAACATTGATAATTATTATAATTTTTTTTCATAGTTATTTATAAATATATTAAAAAAAAATAATCATTTTTTATTTGTATTAACAAATAAAAAAAAATTAAAAAAAATGATTAAATTATTAATAATAATAAAATACTAATGGGAAACTTTGCTGTAGTTTTAGATAATATGTTTGATGAAATCATTTCTAAACATAATAAAAACAAACTTTTATTAGAAGATTTAATAAATATTAAAAGTGATATTAAATTAGCTTATTATAACGATAATAAAGAATCTAATAATTTTATTAGATTATATTTAAAAGAAATTGATTTTAATATTTAATCATAATCATCAGCACCTCCATTAAAATCTTCAAAATTACCACCATCACTAAATTCTTCTTCTTCTTCAATATCTATGTCTACATCACTTTCTTCTTCCTCTTCGTCATCATCATCATTTTTTTTAACTTCATCTTCATCTTCTTCTTCAATTTCTTCTTTATTTTCAACATCTTCTTCTTCAAAAGGTTCTTCTACTATTTCGTCTTCTTCATTAATAATAATATCATCATCATCACCACCATCATCAACAGAAACACTTTTAATAAATTCTGCTTTGTCTTTAATAGCTCTGCCAATAATAGAAATATGTTTATCATATAATTGATATTTTTTACCACAAACTTCAATTTTAATTTCTTGATTAATAGCAATAGAATCTAAATTAATTTCACTTTCAATTCCCGCAGAAATTTTTGGAACAATAATTTCTAATATTTGTTTATTTCCTTCATAACCACCTTCACATAATAAACCTAATGAATTTTTTGCTTTAACTCTACATTTAATAATAGATCCTTGAATTGGATTACAAATTTCAGCAATACATACAATATCAAAACATATATTACCATTAAAATGTTGACTTTTAATAGTACCAATAGATCGTTTAATAATTTTTATAGAATTATTTTTAATATAACCATATTTTGAACATATATTTTCATATTTATTTTTAAGTATTTGTAAGAGTAAATTTTCAAAATTATTATTTAATTCACTAGGTTTTAAAGAAATAGAACATCTAAATTTTATAGGTATAAATAATTCAATAGACATTAAATATATTCTTTATTATTAATATAATAATATCATTTTTTTATTTTAAATAAAAATTGATAATCTTTTTATTGTATATAATAAATAGGTGAATATATAAAATTAAAATATGGAATTATCACAAAATGAGTATATCTTTAAGTTAATAGAAGATTATAAACATATTATAAATGAAAATGAAGTGATAATTAAATTTCATAATAATGGTGATTGGACTGAGAATGAATTTAATAATTTTATTAGTATGATGCGTAATAATTATATAGAAACAATAGATGAAGAATATTTAGAAGTTGCTAATAATAATAATTATTTAATTATTAACAAAATAGGAGCAATTATAAATTATTGTAATACAAATACTAATACACCATTAAATCAACAATGGGAAACTAGAAATATAGTTAAAACAGATAATTTAAATGATTTATTTGATATTAATTTAGAATTTATAGCATTAAATAAAAATAAAATAGAACCAATTGATAATTTTGATAAAACTGATAAAAGTTTTAAATTTATTAAAAAATTTAATTATGATTTAAAAGATGGAATTATAGCTTCAGCGTTATTAATTAAACAATCATCTAAATTATATAAAAGTCTTAAAGAATCAAAAGTTTTAATATCAAAACAAAAATATGAATTTGAAATAAAAATAACAAATACAAAACAATTATTATCAAATATTATTATTATAATAAAATCTTTATTTATGAGTAATATTATTTTATCAAAAAAACAACAAAAAGAAGTTTTAGATAATTATGATAAATTAGTAAGAAAAGATATACAAATTCCTCCTTATATTAAAGATATAATATTACTCACACCTAAACCTATTACATTAGAACAAAAGAATTTAGTTGACCCGGATGAATATGGTGCTATAAGTATTCTTAGAAATTATACTGTAACTGAAAAAGCAGATGGTGAAAGAATTCTTATATATATTGATAAAGAAGGTAATGTATTTACTATAAATAGTTCACAGAAAGTTGAATATACGGGTATTAAAGCTAAAAAAGAAGCATATAATTCTCTTATAGATGGTGAATATGTATCATGTAATAAAAGAACAGATACAGTTAAGAAAAATTTATTTGCGGCATTTGATATATATTATTTAAATTCAGTATTATTAACATCATTACCTTTAATTTCAGAAAAAAGTGAAAAATCAAGATATAATGAATTATTAAAAACAAAAAAATTATTAGATACAAGTAATAGTGAGATTGAATATATTATTAAAGAACATCTTAATTCTGCTGATATTATTAATGATTGTAAAAATATATTAAATAATCCTAAAAAATATCCATATGATATTGATGGATTAATATTTACACCATCTAAATTAGCATTATATAGTTATTATCCAAGTCTGCCTAGTGTTATACCAATGAATCAAGGATGGGATAGAGTATTCAAATGGAAACCTCCTGAACAAAATACTATAGATTTTCTTGTCAAATATGTTACAGATGTTAGAAAAAATGGTATTAAATATAAGAAAATTGGATTATATGTAGGTTTTAATCCATTAACAACGAAAGATTTATCAATAGATGAAGGATTAAGATTAAGATATGATAGAACATATAATAAAGAACAATATTTAAAACAAAAAGAAATGACTAAAAATAAAGAAGATTTTATTCCAATATTATTTAAACCTATTATTTATTATCATAATGATGTTGAATTTGCTTATATTAAAATTGATAGTAATGGAGATATAAGAGCAGAAAATAATGATAAAATAGAGAATGATTCAATAATAGAATTTAGATATAATATAGAAACAAAAGAATGGATACCGATAAGAGTTAGAGAAGATAAAACACGTATATTTAAAAAAGGAATATTTAGTAAAACAGCAAATTCATTACCTGTTGCTATTAATATATGGAGATCAATACATAATCCTATATCAAAAGAACTTATAATTGGTTCTGCTAAATTAAAAATGAGAGATAATGATGAAGAATTAGAAGGAAAAGCTTTAGAAGCTGATGATATATATTATTCAAGAGGAATACCAAGAAGATCATTATTATCCTTTAATATGATAACATTTCATAATATAGGTATAAATGAAAAATTATATTTAAAATCAAAAAGAAGAGATAATTTATTAGAATTAGCATGTGGTCAAGCTAGTGATTTATCAAGATGGATTAATGCTAATTATAAATTTGTATTAGGATTAGATTTAGCTAAAGATAATATATATAAAGCAAATGATGGTGCTTATGCTCGTATATTAAAAGAATATGGACGATTTAATAAAAATAAGGGAAGTGAAACTGGATATTTCTTTAATAGTGCTTTTGCTGTAGGTGATTGTTCAAAAGATATTAAAAGTGGAGATGCTGGAGTTGATCAAGAAAGTAAAGAATTATTACAAATAATTATGAATAAAAATAATAAAAATTTAAAACCATATTATAAATATATAGCAGGAAAAGGTGCTGATGGTTTTGATACAGTAACATGTATGTTTGCTATACATTATTTCTTTAAATCAGAAGAAACATTAGAAGGATTTTTAAATAATGTAAGTTTAAATCTTAAAAAAGAAGGAATATTTATATGTACATTTATGGATGGTGAAAGTGTTATGAAAGAATTAGATAAATCAAGTGAAGGTATTATTGAAGGAATTAAAACATTAGATGATAATAAATATCGTTTATGGGCAATAATTAAAAGATATATAGATGATGAAGATAATTATAATAAAAAAGTTGATATATTTATAGAAAATACACAAAGATTAATTCCAGAATATTTAGTAAATTTCAATTTCTTAATAGAAAAAGCTAAACAATTTGGATTAGAACTTGTAGAAACAGAATTATATTCAGCTTCATTTAATAAACTTAAAGAATCTATTTCAGAATCAGAAGAAGAACAATCATCTTTAGATAAAATTCTATTAGAATTAGATAAAGATGATATACAAAAAAAATTTAGTTTTCTTAATAGATGGGCTATATTTAAAAAAGTTTAAAATAGTAATTTATTATTCATATTAAAAAATAATTCTGTAATTTGATCAGGTAAATCATATAATTTACTATTTTGATATATATGTGTTATAATTTTTTTTATATTTTTAATGTTATTAGAATGACATAAATAATTAAATACTTCTGTTTCTGTAATTATTGCTTTTTTATAAATAGATACTTGTTTTTGTCTTAATTGAGCTAAATGAAATCTAATTACTGGACATAATTTCTTATCAATATCTAAATTAATTTTAAATCTATTATATTTTGGATAATAATTAGTTGTTGATATATATAAATTATAAATTATTGATTTAATTACCATAAATATAGTATTAATTTCCATATAACCATTATTATATTCATTTTGATTAATTAAAAATTCTTGAATATATTCATTAACATTATAATTAGGTTTTTGAAGCATATATATATAAAATAAATTATACCATTTATTATAATTATTAGCATTTACCTCTTCAATATGATGAATTTTATCATTTGATATTTTATATAATTTTCCTTCTTGTTTTATAATAATTGAACCTTCATTCATATTTAAATATTGAATCGCATCTTCAGGTGTATTAAATTTTAAAGGATATTTAATTCCTAAATATTCTAAAGGTTTTATATCTAAATTCTCTTCATTTAATGTAATTCTATTTTTTGTATTAATATGATATAAATATTTATAATTTAATCCTAAAACATTTGTATAATTAATTATATGAATATTTTCATGATGAATTAATACAAACTCATATGAAAATAATGGACTTAAATTACTTGTAAATAAACCTCTTAATGTTAATGAAATATTAGGATCATTAATATCTACTTTATTTTTAAACATTTCATATAATACCTCATCTAACATATAACCATGTGTTTTTGTAGGATGTGAAAATTTAGATCCATTAATATCTGGACAACAACTTGACCCAAAATACCATTTATTATTATGATAATATACACTAATTAATGTTCCATCCATTGCGATATAACTTTTATCTGTTGGTTTATAAATATTTGTAGTATAATCATTAATAGATTGTCTAATTGGAATTGAATTAGTGTAACTAATTACAACATTATTACCAATACTTCTAGTAAAATCAAGAATAACACTTCTACATTCATCATATAATACTTTAAATTCTTCTCTAATATCTGTTTTATATGAATTATGGATTAAACATAAATTTTTATCATTCTTAAATTTTTTAATTTTTAAAGCAGGCCATAATTGTTTTTCTTTTAAAATATTTAATAAGATTGATGGATAATCTTTTGTTCCATCATAATTATTATATGTTTCTTCAATTAAATTATATAATCTTAATGACATTTTCAAATAAAAAATAAATATTTTATTATTATAATGTAAGTTATTTTTATATATATTTTATAAAATTGTTTTTAATTCTTCTTCAAAATATGTATTATTTATAATATCGTCTTTTATTTTAGTAGTTATTATTTTAGGAACAAAATTATCTAAATAATTAATAGCATCTAAATTTGTAGATTTTTCTATATTTATTTCTTTAATAGGTTCTACTAATAAATTTTTATTTTTTAATTCTAATTTAACTTGTTTAAGTAAATCTAATGATATTTCTTTTGTTTTAGTTAGTACATTTAATTCATTTTGATTCCATGATAATGATATTGATTTTTTATAATTATATATAATTGCAACAGCACAACCATATATAAGTCCTATTCTATTTGATTTTAATGTTTTTTTATAATTATTACAAAATAACCAATAATAAGAATGAATAGTATCATCATGTTGAAATAATATTTCAATAAAACCCCATAAAAAATATATAGGGTCAGTTTCATTTGGATTTAATTTAGTTTGAATTGTATATTTTTTTCTTATAATATAATCAAAACAATTTTTAAATTTAATAGCAATTAAATCTATACCTTCTTTATTTTCACTTGCTATTTCTTCTATTATTTTTATAATTCTTATAAATGAACTTATTATTTTTAATGTTAATATATATGATTCACTATCAGAAGGAGGTATTATCATTTCAAATTTTAATATTCCATTTGAACTTAATTTACAATCAGTATTAAATACATCTAAAATTTTTTCTCTTAATTTTGATACAGGTAAAATACCTGTTTTACTAACTAATAAAGAATTATATATATTACATAATATACACATTTTTGTTATTAATATTAAATAATCACTTACATTTATTTTATCATTTTCTATTAAATATCTAGTTAATATAATTATATCATTTAATTTATATATTTCTTTAATTTGTATTAATGTTCCTATATGAGCACATATAGATATTAAGGTTTCTTCTAATACTTCTATTTTTGAATTTTCTATTAAAAAAATACAAGTAGCATATAAACTTTTTTCTATATTACCTTTAGCTATATAATCAAAAAGTTCTTTATTATACATTTATTTTTTATTTGTAATTATATATATATAAATCTTTATTTATAATTTATATCTAATGGCATTTCATGATGATGAACCTTATTTCGTAATTGATTTAAATGAATTAGAACATACATATAATGATTGGATTAATTATTTACCAACTATTAAACCATTTTATGCTATAAAATGTAATCATAATATTGATATAATAAAACATTTACATAAATTAGGATGTAAATTTGATTGTGCATCAAAAAATGAAATAAGTAAAATTTTAAATTTAAATTATTATAATAATAACTACAATGAAAACAATATAATATTTGCTAATCCTTGTAAATATCCATCTCATTTAATTTTTGCTAAAAAAAATAATGTCAGTTTAATGACATTTGATAATGAATTTGAATTATTAAAAATAAAAAAATATTATCCAGAAGCTTCTTTATTATTAAGAATTGCTATAGATGATTCTAAAAGTGTTTGTAAATTTAATAAAAAATTTGGATGTAAAATTGAAAATATTAAAAATTTATTAGAAATAGCAAAATCTAACAATTTAAATATTATTGGATTTTCTTTTCATACTGGATCAAAATGTCAATGTCCTTATATTTATTATGATGGTATCAAAATATTAAAAGAATATACTGATATTGCTAATAATATAGGATTTAATATAAAAATACTTGATATTGGTGGAGGTTTTATAAAAAATACTTTTAAAGAAACAGCTTCTATTATAAATGAAGCTATAAATGATTTTTTTAAAGATAGTAATATTGAATTTATAGCCGAACCAGGTAGATATATGGTTGAATCTTGTCAATCTTTATATTTATCTATTATAGGTAAAAAGAAAATAGATAATAAATTTATTTATTATATTAATGATAGTATTTATGGATCATTTAATTGTATATTATTTGATAATCAAGATCCTGAAATATTATTAATAAATAAAGAAAAAGAAAATGAAATTAAATATGAATCTATTATATTTGGTAATACATGTGATTCTTTAGATGAAATTAAATCAAGTATTTATTTACCAGAATTAGATATAAATGATAAATTATATATTAAAAATTTTGGAGCATATACATCATCAGCTTCTAGTAATTATTTTAATGGATTTAAAGTAGAAAATTTTATTATTAATTTATAAAATAATAATGTTCCAAAAGTAATTATAATATATTTATAATTATTTTCTATTTTTTTAATATTATTACTTAAATATTTAATATTTGTATCATGTAATTCTAATAATCTTCCATTTTTATTTTCTTCTAATTCTTCTAAAAATTTATAAATAGATTTATTTTTTATAATATCTATATAATTTATATCATTAGTTATAGGTGTATCATTATAATTAAGATTATTTGAAATTTCTGTAAATAATAATACAAAACTATTATTTAAAACATTTTCAACAGTTTCATTTGGATTTATCATAAATTGAAATAAATATATTTTTTTAAATTTATTTAATAAAAATTTAATTAAATCAATTTCTTTTGTTTTAATATCAATATTTGTATAATTTATTTTTCTATTAATATTATCTAAAAAAATTAAAATATTATTAATTTCTTTTTTTATATTTTCATTATTTGTAATATTAAAATAAAAAAAATCTTCCATTTATTTATATATTTCATATATAACTTTATATTATTTTTTTAAAAATAAATTTTTATTTATATACTCTTCAAATTTTTCTAATAATTTAAATCCTTTAATTACTGTTACTTCACTTACATTACATACATCAGCAAATTGTTTTTTATTATATCCTAAATTATTTTTTACTGAATAATAATATAATATTGATGCACAACTTGAAGTTGGAGAATTATCACTCATTATCTCATTATCTTCTAAAAATTTTACCAATTTTTTACAATTTTCTATATCTTCCATTTTCATATCTAACATACTACAATATCTTGAAATAAAATCTAATGGTGATGAACTTACTACATTTATTTGTAATAATGTTTGAAATCTAGAATTTCCTTTATTTAATGTAACTGGATCTATATCAAACATTTTTGCTATTTCTTTTGAACTTCTTGGTAAATTATTAATAAGACAAGCATGATATATACATGAAGCTATTAAACCTTCTTTATTATCTCCTCTACTAATTTTCTTTTCTGAAGCTCTTTTATATAACACTTTCGCATCATCTATAATTTTTTGTGGTATACCATTTGTTAATGATATACCTGTTAATTTATCAAATACATTCCATAATGTTCTTTCATTATAAGGCATAGCATTCCACATTTGATATCGTCTAATTATCCGAATATCATAATTACTATTATATTTACTTCCTCCTATCATAGATCCTAATGAAGATTTTGGTAATAATGTATTTATTGGTAATCCACATCTTGATGGATCGTCACTTTTATTATCCCCTCCATAAAATCTCCATTCAGCCGTATTATCAATTACTTTACCAATTATTGAACTACATTTAGCACATAATTGCATACAATCATCTATAACTGTTTCTTTTGATCCACATGCGCATATAATTTCATTATCTCCTTCTTTATAATTATTATCATCTTTATCTAATTCAACTTTAAGATCATTCATTATATTCCATATATCATCATCTGTATTTAAAGACATTTAACAAATAAAGAATTAAATATAATCTTTATATCAAAAAAATAATCATTTTTTAAAGATTTTTTATTTAAATAATAAAAGTAATAATTACATAATAATGAGTGATATAAAAACAGAATTATGTAAAAAAATTAAAAATGATATATCACATTTAAATCAAATTGAAATAGAAGAAATTTTTAAAATAATTTATAAAAGTAATAATAATTATAGTAAAAATAATCAAGGTATTTTTATTAATCTAAATTTATTTGATCAAGACACTTTATCTAATATTAATAATTATATTGATTTTTGTATTAAATCTCATAATGAAATAAATAAATATGAAAATATTTGTAATAATTTTAGTGATGCTATTAATTCATTAAATAAAGAAAAAATAGATGATCCTAATAATGATAATATTAATGAACTTAATAAAAGTAAACAAAAAATATCTTCATATATGAAATTTTATTTACTTAAAAAAAAATTTGCTAAACAATCTATTACTAATTCTAATAAAAATGAAAAATATCTTACACATGAAGAATATCTAATTTAAATTTCTAAAATTTCATTATTTTTTTCTTTATTAAAAATATATGATTTTTCTTTATAAATTACATTCATATCTAATAAAAATGATATAAATAATGCCATTGATTGATTCCAACTATCTCGTGTTAAAGCACTTATAACTTCTGCTGATTTTTTTACTCCAAATGCCTTTGAGAATTCAGGTAATGTTATTAATTCTATTAATTTTTCTTTTATTGTTGTTTTCATTAATGTAGATGTTGATGTATATTTAATAATTAACTCTAATGGACTATTTTCCTTCTCTTTTTTAATAGGTTTTTCTTTTGTAATTATTAATGGAGTTATATTAGTAGGTTTTTCTTTTGTAATTATTAATGGAGTTATATTAGTAGGTTTTTCTTCTTTAATTACCAATGGAATTTGATTATATTTATTATATATATCAATCTTTTCCTTATAAATCCATATTTTTTCATTAGATTCATAATTATCAGGTAATTCTTGTAAGATCATCTCCATTATTATTTTTATTTATTAATATAAATAATTAAAATTCATTTTTTTATATCAAAATTCTATTTAGGTTTATATTCGGGTAATAATGTTAATCTACGCATTTTATATAATTGAACTGCTATTTTATAACAATAACTTTCTTTTGTATTTTTCTCACTATCATCTAAACCAATATCTGTAAATATTTTACTATGATCTTTTTTATGTAATGATGAACATACTATTCCTATTTTTTTTCCATAATTAATTCCAGGTGTTAATAATTTAAAAACATTTATTTTATTTTTTTTATTTTTATCTTCATATACTGGCAATATTAATCCCCATGCTAATGTTTCTTTACTTAAATCTTCAGGTATATTTATTTTAACTCTATTTGCTATTAATGATTCTTTTAATTTAGGATTAAAATTCTTATAATTACCATCACTTGAATATAATAATGGTTCAAATATATCATTAAATATATTTACAAATCCTATATATTTATTATCTGTAGGATATGTTGGAAGTTCTTTTTTAGTTATAATTATACCTTCTTTTATAAAACATTCTTCTATAAATTTGTCTATAGTATTTAATGTATCTTCTTCAAATATTTTTATAATCATATTTTTAAACAAATTTTCATCTAATGATCTATATAATGAAACTATAGCATTATTATAATTATCTTTTAAATCTAATTTATCAAATATATCATATATTTTATTATTTTCTTTAACATCTTTTTTAGGAGATATTGATTTTATATCTTTTGATAATGTTATTTTTAATGGTCTATCTTCTACAACATCTATTATATGTATACCATCATTATGTGGTAATATTAATATATTATCAATTAATATATTTGGATATATACATAATTTTATAGCATACATTAATATATGTATTTCAATATCTTTAAAAACTTCTTTTAAATAATCATATGTATAAAATCTTTCATTATTTTTAATACCTTCCAATATTAATTCTTTTATTTTATTTTTTATATTTAAACTTAAATGTTTATATGTTTCTTCTCTATATCCTAAACTATCTTCTTTTATTTTAGATATATCAACTTTACATATAGGATTATAATTTTCATTATCTCCTAATTCATATTTTATTTTAGTACCTTGTGATGTTATTAAATCAATTTCTCCTAATTTAAATAAATCTTTGGGAAAATAATTAATACTTTTAAATAAACTACAATCTATAGCATTATTTCTTATTATTTCATCAACTAAATAACTTTGATATAATTTTCTTGCCGATATTCTAAAAGCATGAACATCTGCTGTTTCTTTATTATAACCATTTATACCACAATGCATAAAAACTGTAACATTTCTTTCTTCTAATGGTAAATTTTTATGACTACAATTTCTTATACCACGTCCTATAATTTGATCTACTCTATTAAAATGATACCATGACTCTAATAAATGTATTTCTCTAATATTCATAAAATTTAATCCTTCACCTGCTACTGGTGTCATTAAAACTACTTTTACTAATTCACCATTTTGATTTAAAGGATTATTAATAACTTTCATTAAACTATCAATTGTAGTATTACCCATAATTTCAGGATTAGCAGATGATAAAATACAATATTTTAAATTTTTTATTCCTTCATATTTTGTTTCATGAGTTATTATTTCTTTATCTAATAAATTATCTGTATTTAATCTAGAAAATCCCATATGTTCTAACATTATACCAATTGGTATAACACCAGAATATATATATCTAGAATATATTAATATAATACCTTTTGTTTTTTTAATAATATCAGCTAATAATAAAAATTTTCCTGAATATAATCCAATATTATCTTTATCCGGTGATAACATATTTTTATATTTATCATTATAACGAACTATTAATTGTTCACTATCACCCATTTTTATAAATATATTATTAAAACCTTCTTTACCTATCTCATTTTCATATACTATATTCATTGGTTGTAACGCACTAAAATTATTTTTAGCAACATCTATTTTATCACCTATTGGCTCAATTGATTCTAAATATTCTATCTGTTTTTGTCCTAATTCTGATGTTATAATACCATCTTCTATTTTTTCTAACCAGTTTTTATCACTATCTGGTAAATCTTTTCCATTTTCTGTTTTTGGTATTACTTTATCTAATATTTTATATCCACTTAATTTAGGTGATAATTTAAAAGCAAAATTAAATGGATTTTTACCTCTTAAATATGATATATATGTTGATGCCATCATTGATATAAATTTTACAGCATTAGGATTTAAATTATTATCTTTATCAAATATCTTACTTTTATCATATAAATGTTCTCTTTTATCATTTTTTAATAATAAATAAAATAATTCATAAATATCACTTGGTTGATTATACATAGGTGTAGCTGTTAATAATACTAATCTATTATTAATTCCAGTATCTGTTATATAATTTAGTGAATTATATACTCTTTTATATTCATCATCATTATCTTCATTACTTCTTATATTATGTGCTTCATCTACTATTATTAATTTATCTGTTACTATTTTATTTTTTTGTATATAATTATTTTCAATATAATTTGCGAATCCATCATATGTAAAAAATTGATATCTTGATTTAATTATTTTTTTTATTCTTTTATCTACATCTTTTTGATTTAAACTACTATTTAATTGTGCTAATTTTACATAAGTTTCCCCTGTACATTGATTAGATATTGTTTTAAAATCTAATATTTTCATTGTATCAAATATCTGTCTTTTAAATCCTGCTTCTATTGCTCCTGGTAATATTACCCATATTGTTGGTTCATCCGAACTACTATGAGTATATAATAATCCTTCTGCTATAGTAATTGCGGTACATGTTTTACCAACACCTACTGAATAATATAATAATAAACTTCTATAAGGTGTTCTATATGATAGATAATGTGCTATTAAATATTGAAATGAACTTTTTTCAAATCCTTTACATGAATTAGTTGCTTGTATTTCAAAATCATTAATAGTATTAATATCATCATATTCTGGTATTTTATGAACTTGTATTTCTTTTAAACTTAAAAGTTTTTCATTAAATTTATCATCATCTAAATCGGGATAATATAAACTATTTCTCTCTGTAGTTTTTTCTGTTCGTTTGAGTTTATCTTTCTTTATTTCTACTGATTTACTTGAAGATGATGATGTTCTTGATCTAGATGATGATGATTTATTTGAACTAATTTTTTTTTCTTCTTTTTTTATTGGAGTTTTTATATGATTACATATTTCTTTTAATTTATTATAAATTGGCCCATTTTCTTTTATTTTACTATATGTTTTTGTTAAAGGATTTCGTAATTTATTAGATTTCCATTTTATACAATCTTCATCTGTTACTTCTTTTTTTAATTTATGTTTAGGATTTTTTTCACTTAATTCTTCTTTTTTTATTATTATTTTACTTTTTGATTTTTCAGTTATTCCTAATTTATTACATCCTTCTTCTAATATTTTTACTATAGGACTATTTATACTTATTCTATGATTTGTAAATGGATTCTTTTGTTTATTTGTAGTTAACCATTCTTTACATTTATCTTTATCTAATTCATATTTTTTTCCATATATATTTATATCTATTTTATCTATCTCTTCCTCTTCTCCTATTTTAGGTGTTTTTATATGAGCACATTTTTTTTCTATTTCATTATATATTACTTTACCTTTTTGAATTTTATATTTAGTAACAGGATTGATTAATTTATTTGATTTCCATTTTATACAATCTTCATCTGTTAAAATAAGTTCTTTTTTTTTATTCATAATTCTATTAGTTAAATTGAAAAGAAAAAAATAAAAAATTATCATGGATAATCAAATACACAAATATGTGGATCTGTATAATAATTTGGATCTACATTACTATCATCTTTTTTTACCAAATTTGGATTAGGATAATTTAATTGAGAACAAGATTCTGCTAATTTTACATACTTTCTAATATCATTAAACATCCTTTATTTATAATAATATAATATATTCTTATATATTTTCATATTCCATAATTTTTTTATGAGCAAATTTAAATAGTTCAATTCTTTCTATATAATAACTTTTTATATGAGATACAACTTCATTTGAATTATACCATTTAATTGCTCTAATTTCTCTTACTTGTTCTAAACAATTTTCATCTACTTTAACCTCCAAATTTTCATTTATTAATTTAGCAACATAATATACATGTTTATACATTATTCCATTTGTTCCAAAAAATATTTCTTCAAATGGAATTATATTATCTAATATCTTAATATCATATTCATTTATCCTAGTTTCTTCATAAAATTCTCTTATAGCACAGTCTATATCAGTTTCTTTCATTTTTCTTCTTCCTTTAGCAAATCCATATTCACGTTCAGCAAATATACCTTTAATTGATGTAATATAATTTTTTAAAAAATTATTATCATTTAATATTGAAAATTTTATCTTAGAATTTATAAATTCTTTATTATTTTTATTTATATCTGACTGTTGCCATACATAATTCCATATATCTTCAAATTTATTTGTTATTATCATATTTCTCTCTGATAATGCCATATTATTTAGTAATTGTTTAATATATTCAATATTATTTAATTCATATTTACCTCTTACAAATTCCATAAATGCTATACTATCTTTTCTTTGAATCATTAGATATTTTAATTCATTATTTTCTATTTTATAACAAATTATACCAAAACTAATAATAGGATGAGGACAATTTTTATAAATATGACCATTTAATCCACAATTTCTACACGATTGAACTTTATAATAATGTTTTTCAATTTGTTTATTTTTCATAAAAATAAATTATCATTATTATTTATTTATCACAAATTCTTAAATATTTAATATTTAGAATAGCGCATATCCATACCAATAAATGATTCAACAACATTATCACTTTCATCTTCTTCTGGTTTAGTAGTTTTTTCTTCTTTTTCTACTTCTTCTTCTTCATCTATTGTTTTACTACCCTTAAATTCTGCCTTTACTTGTTCTTCTTGTTTTTTTTCTTTTTTTTCTTTTGGTTTAGTATCTTCAGCAGTTTTTTTTGTAGCAAAATTTTCAATATAAGCAAATCCTTCATTTCCTCCTATAAATGGACTTATTTGTTCTAATGAATATGGTGATATATTTCCAAATTTACTTATGGATTCTTCTTTTTTATTAGGACCATATCCTATAAATTCACTTTTTTGTTTATTAGCAAAATATTCATCCATTATATTAATATTACCTACAAATGGACTTTTTTGTTTATTGGCATAATGTTCATCCATATTATCAACTTCAGTTTTTTGTTTATTAGCATAATGTTCATCCATAATATCAACTTCAGTTTTTTGTTTATTAACAAATATACTTTTAATATCTGTGGTAGGTAATTCTATTTTTTTACCTTGAGGTATTGCTGTAAATAATTCATTATTTATATATCCATCTTCTTCTTTTTTTTCATTATTATCAGCTGATAACATTAATGAATTTATTGTATTTTCAATAGCATTATTTTGAAAGGTTTCTAAATGTTCTGATGATTTTATAATTGCTTTAGCATAATCATTTGAATCTTGAGGTGACATTTTATTTTTATTTTCATTCATTTCTATTTTTTCTATAGCAGTGTTATATGTAAATAATGAACTAAATGAAATAAATACTACTATTACACAATAGATAATAACAAATACTGCTACTACCCAAGCATATAACCAACACCACCATTGTTTATCTTTAGATCCACCAGTAACCATACATGTAATTTCAAATAATATTAAAAATACACCAGGAACTAATGATAATAATATAAAAAATATTAATAAAAATTTATCTCCAATATTCATATCAGTTTTAGTTAATAATACAGTTATACATATTGCTATAATTGCTGCTAATATGGCATAAGCTGTTACTTGTGATTGTGTAGAACCAAAAAAGATATTTAAGAAGTCAGTAACACCAGACATTTATATATATTATTCTTATTCTATAAGAAAATAAGAATAAAAAAAACTATATAAAAAATGATTAATTTTTATAAATACTTTATTAATTAAGATTTATAAATATGGGTATTCCTTATTATTTCTATCATTTAACAAAAAAATATAAAAATATTATTTCAAATAATCCTCCAGAAAATATTAATATTTATGCTATTGATTTTAATGGTATAATTCATCCAGAAGCAAATAAAGAAAATAATCCTGATAAATTATTTTTAAATTTATGGAATAAAATAAATAAATATTATGAACAATTTAATCCTAATAAACTTATTATTTGTATTGATGGTGTAGCTCCTTTAGCAAAAATTATTCAACAACGAAAAAGAAGATATTTAACTATTTTTAAAAATAAAATTGATAATATTAATACTACATGGGATACTAATGCTATTTCTTGTGGTACTATTTTTATGAATAATTTAGATCAATATTTAAATAATAAAATTATTGAAGAAAATAAAACAGAATATATTTTAGATGGAAGTATTAATAACGGTGAAGGTGAACATAAAATATTTAATCATCTTTTAAAATATTTAAATGATCAAAATATTATTATTAATGGATTAGATGCTGATTTAATTATATTATCATTAATTTCAGGTATTAATAATATTTATTTAATGAGAGAAAATAATGATATTATAATATATCTTAATATTAATAATCTTAAAGAAGCTATTTTAAATGAATTAAGAGATAAATGGAAATTATTAAATGATATTGAAATTATTGAAAGTTATTGTGTTATGTGTTCTATTTTAGGAAATGATTTTATTCCACATATTCCTACTTTAAATATGAAAAATGATGGATTAAATACTTTAATTGATTTTACAACTATAGCAATTAATGAATTTGGTTCATTAGTTTCTAATAATAAAATAAATAAAAATACTATTTCACAAATTTTTAATTTAATTTCTACAAATGAAGATGCACAAATTATTATAGAAGTAGCAAAATTTATTGAAAGAAAACCTACAAATATGACAACTATTAGTAGTGATTATGGTCTGAAAAATAAAGATAAATTAACTTATGATATTTATAATAATAATAAAAGATGGCGTTATTATTATTATAAAGAATTATTTGATATTAACATTAATTATGATAGTTCTTTAATTTCTTCTATTGTTGAAAATTTCATTAAAGGTATTTATTGGACTTATAATTATTATAAAAAATTTGATTTAGATTATGAATGGTTTTATCCTTATAATTATCCTCCTACTTCTAAAGATATCAGTAATTATCTTAAAGTAAAAAATAATATTCCTGATATTAAAAGTAATGGAAATTTTCTATTATCAAAATATCAATTATTATTAATCTTACCTATTCAAAGTAATCATTTATTAGATTTTGATGAAAATTTAAAATTATTAACAACTGATAATAAAAAAGGTTTAACATATTTATTTCCTAAAGAATTTAAAATACAAACATTTTTAAAAACTCATTTACATGAATGTTATCCAATTCTACCAATGATTAATATTTCTAAAATTAAAAATATTAATTAAAATAAAAATAAATAATATAAAACCCTATTTAAAATATTTATTTTTTATACCTTAAAAAAAGTTTTATATATAATTTTATTTTTTTTGAAGTTTCTTAATATCTAAATTAATAAGAATACTTAAAACATAAATATAATATTTACGTTTTTTTAAAGTATCTTATATATAAATTTAAATTTATAAGAAACTTACTTTTATATAAGATAATTATTCTTATATCTTTTATAAATTAACTAATATTCTATTATATAAATAATCTACCAAATTTTCCCATTTATAATTTGTTAATATATGTTGTCTACCCTTAAACCCATGTTTTTCAACTAATTCTGGACTACTTAAATATTTCCAAAATGCTTCAGCATATTCATGAGGATCTGTTAATTCTGCTATTCCTCCAATACCAGCACTTTTATTATCTAAATATATATTTATTTTTGGTTTTATTAATATTGAAATATTTTCATTTAAAAATTCTCTCATCCCCCCTACATATGCTGATACTTGTGCTTTTCCTAATGCTAAACTTTCAAATCCACATAATCCAAAACCTTCTCCATCTGCTGTATTTAAACCTATATCACACGCATTATATAATATATTAATATCTCTATCTGATAATTGTTGCGGTGCTTGAACTGTTATTATACTATTTGTTACATAATCTAATGGAACATCTCTAAATTTAACTTCATTTTCAATTACATTAGAAATATCCCAATATCCATCTACCATTGTTCCTATTACTAATTTAATAGGTCTGGATGTATATTTATTTATTTTACAATCATTTTTATTTATTTTCTTTGTTACATTTACATGATAATGTCTCTCTACAAATTCAATCCATGCTATAATTGTTATATCCCATCTTTTTCTAGGTTGATTTCTATTTAAATTTAATACCATAAAATCATTATCATCATAATTATAATATAATCGTGCTACATTTTGTTTTATAGGATAATATAATTTATGATCAAAACCATGAGGAAATACATATATTGGCATGGTTTTTCGTATTCCTAATTTATATGCTATTTCTTTCCAATAAGGTGTAAATGCTATTATACCATCATAAAAAGTATTTAATAATTGAATATATTCATTTTTTTGATATCTATAGACTTGATCCATATATGATATTAATTTGAATTTATTTCTGTAATTTCCACATTCATTTATAATAGTAGCTGTTAAACTTGTTGTTATTATCGCATCATTAAATATTATTATAATATCTTGAGGATGTGATTTTATATAATTTCCTATTTCTTTTTCTCCAAAACCTGATCTTTTAGGATCTTCATTAGCATAAGCATCATGTATTATAACATTATTTGGTATATCACCTCTTAATACTTCCTGACCACCTAAAATATTAAAATTTTGAAATCCATATATTGTTAATTCTATATCTTTATATTTTGCTAAATATTTTCCTATATAATACATTACTCTACTGTATCCATTTGATTGAATTGGATGTGTACCACACCACATTATTCGTTTTTTTCCATTAGAACTTGGTTTCCACCAATTAGAATTATTTTCTTCTGTCATAATTATTAATCTTTATATCAAAATCTTTAAATAAGAATATATTTAACTTAAATATTTAAGAAAATAAAACCATTTAAATTCTGAATAAGGTATTGTATAATTATCATTATTACCTTTTATTAATTTTATTAATGATGGATTATTTAAATATAAAGAAACATATAAATTTTGGTCTTTTCCTATAAAATAATTATTTTCTATATATATCGGTATTATATTATTATAATATATATCTATAATTTCTTTAAATTTATCTTCACTTCCTATTATAAAACCTGCCCCTATTGTATTAGATATATATCTATATTTTTGATTATAAGGATTTTTAAAATCTTCTTCTGTAAAATTATAATCAATATTTAACATATATATTTTATCTTCTGTAATTTTTTCAATATTTGGAAATTTTTTCATATACATATTTATATATAAAGGATTTCTCACATAACCAATATCACACCAAGCAAAATATTTAGTACTAAAAGGATTTAATACTATTCCTTTTTCTACAAATTTTAATTTTTCATTCCATATCATATATAAATCTATATTATGATATTTTTGTTCATGATCGTTTTTTAAATTTTCTTTTAAATAATCTAAATATCTATACATATAAAAATTTTCTATTTTTGTTATTATTATTAATGTTTTATCTTCATATTTACTTCTAGCTTTTTTAATAATTTCATAATATTCTTCACATGTAAATACTATTAAATTTTTATTTAAATTTAATAATAAATTATTTATCCATCCATCATATGTATGATTATATTTATTTTTATTTATTTTAAAAAAAGCAGTTATAATTGTTATATTATCAGCCATATTTAAAAATATAATCCGTAATTCTTAAATTAAAAAAATAAATATAATTATTATAAATAAATGGATGATTTAATTAATTGTGAATATAAAATTATAACAATTGATACTGATACAGCTACTTTTACTAATATTACAAATTGTGAGTTTTATATAACATTAGATGAACCTTTAAGAAATGTATATAAAATAAATCTAATAACAATGTTACTTAATATTCCTAACAATTCATCATTAAAAATACCTTTAAATCAAATTTATGTTAATTTAAATAATTATAATAGACTTATATCTAAAAGTTATAATATATTAGATGGTAAAAGATCTAATATTAATGTTTTTGATTCTATTATAGTTGAAAATCAAATTATTGATAATACATCATCTAATAATACAACATTAAAAAATGATTATAATAATTCTGATTCTATTTATTATTTAAATCCTATTGAACCTCAATTAATGCGTTTTTCGGTAAAATTAACAGATAAATATAATAATAATATCTTAAAATCTGATATTAATCGTTTTATTATTAAAATAGGTGTATATTATAATAATAAAAAAACAACTAGAATTTAACTATAATATCTATTTCTTTTTATGTTTAATTTCTTTTTATATATATTTTCTGATTCACTTTCTTCACTATCTGATGAACTACTTAAATATTCCAATATTTTTTTATTTTTTTTATATTGAGTTTCATTCTTATCTATATATTCATCATCTTCATTAGTATTATTTTTAAATTTTAATTTTTCTTTCTTTTTTTTTGTAATTTGTTGTGGTTCTATATCTATTTCTATTATCCTAATATCATCCAATCTATCTTCTTTTGAAATTTCTTTAATCGTTTCTTTAACAATGTTTTCTTCTGTAATAATTTCTTCTTCTTTAATATTTTCTTTTTCATTAACTTTATTATCTTGTATATTTTCTGTTTTTTCTTGTTCTTCAACAGCAATTTCTTCTTTTTTAATATTGAAATTTTTTTCTTCAATAATATCAATGTTTTGTTGTGTTTTAATGTTTTCATCTTCATCATTTTGTTGTTCTATTATTATATCATTATAATTAGTCATTTTTTTATTTTCAGTGTCTTCTTCAATAAAATCAATATTTTGCTGTGTTTTAATGTTTTCATCTTCATCATTTTGTTGTTCTATTATTATATCATTATAATTAGTCATTTTTATGTTTTCTTCTTCATCATTTTGTTGTTCTATTATTATATCATTATAATTAGTCATTTTTATGTTTTCATCTTCTTTATCGGATTCTGATTCTTCTTCTTCATATTCTGAATCTTCTTTATTTTCTTCTTCTTCAGATTCTGATTCTTCTTCTTCAGATTCTGATTCTTCTTTGGATTTAGATTCAATTACTATAGCTTCTTTATCTATATTAGATTTTTTAGGAATAACTTCTTCAGATGAATCTGTTAATATTGTTTCAAATGGTATTATTTGTCTTAAGGTGTCTTTAATTATTTTTCTTATATTTTTTTCAATTATATTTATATGATATTGTTTTTCTGATGGTTTTAAATTTTTACTTGAAAATAAATAAACATTCTTCCAACAATAAATACCTATATTTATTAAACATTTATGAATAAAATCATAAGGAGTTATTAATATTATATCTTTAATTTTATATTTATATTCTGTTTTTATATTAACATCTAATATAACAATTTTCTTTAATAATTTATCAAAATAAGTACATTTTATTTTTTTTATTAAATCTTTATATTCATCTTGTATTATATTATTATTCCATTTTTTTATATTAAGTAATTCATCTTGAAATATTTTTATTGTATCAGTTTTTGCATATATTTTAAATATTTTTTTTGTTAAAGGTATCGTAATTAAATCTAATAAATGTTCTACATATTCTTTTTTACTATCTAAAAAAACTTGCATTTTTTTTATATAACTATCTATTTTATATTTTTGCTTAAATATAAATATTTATTATTAATAGAATAATGGTTAATAGTGCTTCTAATTTTTATTATTTTATTGAAGATTTAGATGTAACTGATGATAAAATTCCAGATGGTGTATTAGTCAGACAATTAAAAATTAATAAAGATACAGGTATGTATGAATATACTAAAAATTGCTATATTACTGCTAATAATTTAAAAAAAATAATAGATGATGTTGTATTACCATATGATAATAATAGTAAAAAATTAATTAAAACAATATTAGTATCTCATAATAAATTAAATAAAATTAGAAATAAACATGTTCCTATAGATAAAATACCTCGTATAGTTATTTCTAATACTTCACATTTTGCTGATTTTATTAAAGATAAAAATATTAATATTAATAAACTATTAATTGATTTAAAAAAAATAATTAGATAAATATTTATTTCTATATTAAAATTAGATATTATGACAAAAAAATTTTATTATTTAATAGAATCTCTTGATATTGATGGTGATAAAAATTCTGACGGTTTTTTAATAACAAAATATAAAATTAATAAAAAAAATAATGATAAAATTTTCTTAGTTAGTAAATATGTAACTTTTAAAAATTTTAAAGATAAATATAATAAATTATTAAAATCTGTTAAAGGTGGTAATATGCATAATCAACAATTTCCTCCTAATTATTATAATAAACGTGAATATAATAATTATATGAATAATGATCCTTATTATAATCAACATCAACCTCAAGTAATGGTTGCTTATCAACAACCTAGTATGGGTAATGCGTTTATGGAAGGATTAGGTGGCGGATTGGGTGCTGGTCTAGGTCTTGGAATTATGGATGGAATTTTTGAGTTATTTTAATTTTGTATTATTTTTTTTAATAATTTAAAAAAATTGAAATTAATAAATATATTATTAATTGTTATCTACAATGGATGAAATTAAGTCATTTATTGCTGAGAATAATTCTTCTGATACATGTTTCTTTTCATCCATTGATGATGAAACAATTGAATTAATTGAAAGAACAAAATCTAATACAGAATTATTAGAATGTATTAGTTCTATGTTAAATGACATAGAAGATATAGAAATAACATCTAAAGTTATTAAACATGAATTTGAATTTTATCCATATGTATATTTTACATATAATAAATTAAATATCAAATATTCATTAACTATTATATATAATAGTCGTTCTTATCCATATTGGTTATTAGAATCTGATTAAAAATTACATTCATATTTATAAAACAAAAATTTATTTTTTGTTTTTTATTATAAAATAAAAAAATGATTTTAAAATTATATAAATCAATATTACAATATTAATATTATCAATGGAACTAAAAGAAGATTTTCAATGGGATATTTTAGACACCTATTTCTTGAATTCTTCTTCTAATTATAAAACATCTCAATTAGTTAAACATCAAATTGATAGTTATAATAAATTTATTAACACTACTCTTCTTCAAATTATTAGCGGTTTTAATCCTATTCGTATTAATACTAATAATAAAAATACTGATAGCGATAATAATATTCAAAAAATTTATATTAATGTATTACAACCTTCTTTAAGTAAACCTACTTATCAAGTAATTGATGGAACTTCTTCTATTATGACTCCATATATTGCTAGAATGAATAATTTAACATATTCAAGTTCTTTATTTGTAAAAGTACATATTATTATTGAATTATTAAATGATGATGGTATTCCTACTAAAATTGATAAATATGTAAATAATGTATATATTGGCAAAATTCCTATTATGGTACGTTCTGATGCATGTGTTTTAACACAAATACCAGCAATTGGAAATGCTAATAATGATGAATGTAGATATGATTTTGGCGGATATTTTATTGTTAATGGAAATGAAAAAGTTCTTATTATGCAAGATAGAATTAATGAAAATGAAACTTTAGTATTTGTTCCAAATAATAATAATGATGGTATTTATGCCGAAATTAGATCAATGAGTGATTCCTCATATTTACCACCTAAAACTACTAGTCTTAATATGGTTGGTAAAATTAATCATATGGGTAGAAATATTAGATTAAATACATCTTTTCTTAAATCTGAAGTTCCTGTATTTATTATGTTTAGAGCTTTAGGTATTATTAGCGATAAAGAAATTTTACAACATATTGTATATGATCTTGATAATAAAGATAATCAAAGAATTATTAATCAATTAAGAGCTTGTTGTGAAGATGCTTGTGATATTCATACACAAGAACAAGCTGAAGAATTTTTAATTAAAAATATGACAGGTGTTAATAAAAATACACCAAATCCCATTAAAATTTTAAGAGATAATATCATTAATGATTTTCTTGGTCACGTTGGTAAAAATTATAGAAGAAAAGCATTATATCTTGGTTACATGATTAATAAAATGATTCGTATTTATATTAAATATGATGATTATGATAATCGTGATTCATATATGAATAAAAGAATTGATACAGCAGGTGTTTTAATGAGCAATTTATTCAGACAATGTTATGGAAAAATGACAAAAGAAATTAAAGGATTAATTGAAAGAGAACTTAATTTATGGAGAGCTAATCATACATCTATTACAACTGATATTATTAGTGATAATAATATTCATAGATATTTTAAACATTCATTATTAGATTCTTGGTTAAAATATTCATTATCTACTGGAAATTGGGGTATTAAAAGTATTGGCAGTTTTCAAAATATTCGTCAAGGTGTTTCTCAAGTATTAAATAGAATGTCTTATGCTAGTACTCTATCACATTTAAGAAGAATTAGTACAGCTATGGAAAAAAATGGTAAATTAGTTCAACCTAGAAAATTAGATAATTCTCAAATTAATATGATTTGTCCAGCAGAAACTCCCGAAGGTGCTTCTGTTGGACTCGTTAAAAATATTGCTTTAAGTACTAATATTTCTATTGCTATGAATAGTACTCATATTAGAACAATTTTACAAGAATTAGGTACTAATATTTATGATGATAGTTTTAGATATGTATTTGAAAATGAAACTAGTAATATTGGAAGAGATAAAGTTTTCAATTTTCTAAAAGAAATGGGTAATTTATCTAATGTGTATGTTCAAATTAATGGTGATATTATTGGTTATCATACTAATCCTAATGAATTATATAAAACTCTTAAACATTATAAAAGATCTGGTATTATTTATCCTATGACATGTGTTATTTGGAATATTATGAAAAGAGCTATCATTATCAGTACTGAAGCAGGTAGAATGTATAGACCATTATTAATTGTTGATTATGATGAAATTAATAAAAAATCAGAATTAAGAATCACTAAAATTCTTAGAGAAAAAAATATTACATGGAATGAATTTATTAAAGATAAAACTTTTGATAATCTAATTACACCCAATAATTCTAATAATGAAGAAGGTATTATTGAATATTTAGATTGTAATGAAATTAATCATGCTATGATTGCTATGAATTATAAAGAACTTTGTAAAAAATCACTAGAATATCATATGCCTATTCAATATACTAATTGTGAAATTCATCCCAGTTTAATGAATGGTGTATTAGGTGTGAATATCCCATTTAGTGATCATAATCAATCACCTCGTAATTGTTATCAATGTTTAAATGAAAATGAAAAAGTTTTATTAAGTAATGGTGATTATAAATTAATTAAAAATATTCAAATTGGTGATAAAATTGTATGTTTTAATCCTAATACCTTAGAAACTTCTATTTCTGATGTTATTTATCATTATAATCGTATTACCAATAAAATTGTTTATAATATTAAACTTATTAGTGGTAGAACTATTACCGCAACATATGATCATAAATTTATGACAAATCAAGGATGGGTTCAAGTTAAAGATTTTGATGAAACTATTAAATTAGGTATTCTTATTAATACTAATTATGAAGATAATACTAATTATAATTGTATTAAAACTATTAATATTAATGTTAATGATCAAGTAAATAATTTCTATAAATCTATTAATATTTATCCTCTTAGTACTGATAATTATAATATGCCAATTATTGCTAGAATGGCTGGTTATTATTATAATAATAAATTTAATTTCGTATCAGATATTGATAAAAAATCATTTATCAATGATGCTATTCAATTAGGATTTATTAATAATATTTACGATATATCTTTAGAATTATTATTATATAATGTTAATTTATGTATCAATGATTGGTTATCTTCTGTAAGTACTTTAATTAAAAAAGAATATTTATCAGGATATTTAAGTATTAATAATATTACTAATAATAAAAAAAATATTATTAATGATGTTTTAAAAGAATTTGGTAATAATTATAATATTAATGTTGCGTATAATTATAAAGAATTACATAAAAATTTTATTGAAAATGAATATCAAAAGTTTCAATTAGAATATTATAGATCTGATAATATATTACCATATTATTCTATTCAAGAATTTGAAAATCTTCTTGAAATTAAAGAGAATATTGTATTTATTCCATTCTTAAATAAATTCATTAATACTAATAATAATATTAGTGATTTAACTATCAGTAATACTGAATTTCATAGTTTTATTGGTGGTGATGGATTTACTGTTAGTAATTGTGCTATGGGTAAACAAGCATTAGGTATTTATATGAGCAATTTTAATCATAGAACAGATACTATGGGAAATATTATTAATTATCCTCAAAAACCTATTGTTTCTACTAATTTATCAAAATATACTTATACTAATGAATTACCTTCTGGTGTAAATGCGATTGTTGCTATTATGACACATACTGGATTTAATCAAGAAGATAGTGTTATGATTAATAAATCTGCTCTTGATAGAGGATTATTTACAAGTACATATTATAAAGTATTCAGAGATCAATGTACTAAAAATCATAGTTCTGGTGAAGAAGAAATTTTCGTTAATCCTAAAGAATTATGTGTGGGTAAACCTTATTCATATGATAAATTAAGTGATAATGGATTTATTCAGAAAAATACTTATGTTGATAATGGTGATATAATTGTTGGTAAAGTTATGCCTAGAAAAATGAATGGTAAAAATACATATCAAGATAATAGTATTTATATGAAATCAAATGATGATGGATATATTGATATGAATTATGTGGGAACTAATAGTGAAGGTTATAAATTCTGTAAAATTAGAATTCGTAAAAATAGAAAACCTGAAATTGGCGATAAAGTTGCATGTTATACACCTGATCATCAATATTTAACATCTGATGGATGGATTAATGTAAATGAATTAACATTAAATCATAAAGTAGCAACATTAGTTGATAATAAACTTATTTATCAATGTCCTACTAAATTATATGAATATGATTATTCAGGTAATATGTATCATATAAATACAAGAAATGCTGATTTATTAGTTACACCTAATCATCGTATTTATTATAAATCTCATAAAAAAACAGCTAATTATAAAATTAAAACTGCTGAAAATATTTATCACTCTAAATTCAAAATTAAACAATATATTGAAGATTGGAATCCTATCTATTCTAATAATAATATTCCAGATTGTCTTATTTTATCTGATAATAATACATATATAAGTCATTTTAAAATTAATAATGAAGTTATTATTGATATTGATGATTGGATTTATATTTATGGTTTATATATATCATATGGTTTTATTGATAATAATATTGATATTATTAATTTCTTAAAAAAATATAATAATAATTGTTTACATGATTGGGTATGGTTTCTTAATAAAGAACAATCTATTAAATTAATTAATATTATATGTAATATTAATAATGAAAAAAATATTAAATGTCATAATATTAATACTAGTTTATCCGATGATTTACAAAAATTAGCATTACATGCTGGATATTCTTGTAATAAATATCAAATGTATAATTCAGATAATTGGATATTAAATATTTATACTAATAAATATGAATCAACTATTAATAATAATAAAAATTCTAAATATCAAGATGAATATATTGATTACAATGGTAAAGTGTATTGTTGTACTGTAAATGATGGCGATGGTATTGTATATGTTAGAAGAAATGGTAAAGCTTTATGGTGTGGTCAATCTAGATCAGCACAAAAAGGTTCTGTTGGTATGATATATGATCATAAAGATATGCCATTTACAAAAGATGGTATTGTACCTGATATTATTATTAATCCTCATGCTATTCCTTCTAGAATGACTATGGCTCAATTAATGGAATGTATTATGGGTAAAGTAGGATGTAATATTGGAGCTTATGGTGATGCTACACCATTTTCAGGATGTACTGTAGAAGATATTGCTAAAAATTTAGAAAAAACAGGCTTAGAAAGATATGGTAATGAAATTATGTATAATGGCAGAACTGGAGAACAAATTAAAACAGAAATATTCATAGGTCCTACTTATTATCAACGACTAAAACATATGGTTACTGATAAAATACATTCTAGAGGTAGTAATGGACCTATTGTAATGTTAACTAGACAATGTTCTGAAGGTAGAGCAAGAGGTGGTGGATTACGATTAGGTGAAATGGAAAGAGATTGTTTTATTGGACATGGTTCTGCTTTATTCTTAAAAGAAAAAATGTTAGATTGCGCTGATAATTATAGAGTATTTATATGTAAAGATTGTGGTATGATTGCTACAGTTAATCCTGAAAAAAATATTTATAAATGTAATCATTGTAAAAATGCTACTGATATTGTTCAAATTAGAATTCCATATGCTTTTAAATTACTAACACAAGAATTAAATACTATGAATGTAATTATGAGATACATATGTAATTAAAAAATAAAATAATATATTATTATTTAAAAATGTTTGTAATTTAGATTTTAACAAACTAAAAACATTTCTTATAATTTATGAAATAAATAAAAAAATGATTTATATAATATGAATTTAACTCAACATAATATGGAAATTAAACAAACAAAAGGATTAAATCGCAATACTATTGATAAATATTACACAAAAGATATTATTGTAGAATTATGTTTAAATTTTATTAAAAAATATATACAAATAAATACAGATGATTTAATTATAGAACCTAGTGCTGGTAACGGTTCTTTTATTAATGGTATTAAATTATTATCAAATAATTTTATATTTTATGATTTAGAACCAGATAATAACGAAATACTAAAACAAGATTATTTGTTATATGATTATATTAATATTAAAGAAACTTTTAGTAAAATACATATAATAGGTAATCCTCCATTTGGTCGTCAATCTTCATTAGCAATTAAATTTATAAAAAAATCATGTGAATTTTGTGATAGTATTTCTTTTATACTACCTAAAAGTTTCAAAAAAGATAGTTTAAAAAAAACATTTCCATTAAATTTTCATCTTATATTTGAAATAGATTTGCCTGACAAAGCATTTTTAGTAGATGGTTTAGAACATAATGTTCCATGTATATTTCAAATTTGGGAAAAAAAAACAATTAATAGAATTATAAATGAAAAATTAGAACCATTAAATTTTATATTTGTTAAAAAATCAGAAAACCCAGATATTTCATTTCGTCGTGTTGGAGTAAATGCTGGAACAATAGATACAAAAATTGATGAAAAAAGTATTCAATCACACTATTTTATAAAATTTACAAATGAAAAATCTATAATTGATAATATAAACATATTATCTACAATAACTTATGACTTTAATAATACTGTCGGTCCTAAATCCATATCAAAACAAGAATTAATATTAAAATTCAATCCATTATTAGAAAGTATAAATTAATAATATTTTTTAAATTATTTAAATAACATAATGTATTATTTTTAAATCCAGTTTTAAATAAATTATATGCTTTATTTTTTTTACTTTTAAATTGTATTTCATTACAAACTACACACAATAACTTACTATTTTCATTATTATGTTTATTATTTTCTATATATTTTGACCCTCTGTTAAGTTGTTGTCCTCCACCCCATAAATCTAATTGATTCATACCAATAATAATTTTATTAGTTGATTTTTCTAGAATATACCAATCTGGTATTTCAGTAGTATAATGTTCTTCGCATTTTTTTTCAAAATAAATATCAAATCGGTCTGTATCTAATTCTAATTTTGTAATATATTGATTTACTATTTTATTAAACTTATTACCTCTAATAACTCCCATTGTACCTGCTGGTATTAATTGTAATAAAAAATCTTGTAGTATTTTTTGTATAATTTCTTCATCTATATATTTTTTCAAAACTTCACTCAATTTTTTAATGTTATTTTTAACTGAATTACAATCTTTATATTCACACATTAATTTTACATCAGTTAATTCTTCCAAAGTTTTATAACAAATTTCTTTTTTTATTCTTGCGTTAATATCTTCAATAGATAATTCAGATTCAATAACATGTTTAATATTTTGTATTGTCATCTTTTTATTATAATATATTGATGTATTTCATTTTTTTATAAAAAATTATTAAATAAAATACAATAAGATGTTTAATATATTGAGTTAAAAAACAAAAGATAAATTAATACCTTTTGTTTTTATATTTTTATTTTTTTATTTAATAATCATCAAATTCTTCTGATTCATTATAATAATTTTTTTCATATTCCTCATATTCTTCATAATATGAATCATCATCCGCGTCATATTCAGAATCAGCGTCATAATCAAATACACCAATTACTAAATCATAATATACATTTCTACAACATTCTGGTTTATAAAATTCTGACATAGGATCTTCTTCTTCAAACCAAATATCACCCAACCGATCATCATACATATTATCCATTGTTATATATAATTATTTATTAATTATATAGTATCATTTTTTAATTAATTTATTAAATATTAATACAAAAAAATAATTATTTTATATTCTTAAAATAATTTAAGTATTTCAAAAACTAGCCATATTTTAATAATTAATGGTATTTTTATATTATGAACTACTGATATTATAATA